CCTAAAAGGTTAGCGTCTATCTATGAGAAAAAACACGCGACCTAACAGGCTTCGCGTTTTTTTCGTTGCAGCAAATTCTTAATTAAAATTTCGCCTTTCTTAATTAAAAAAATCTCGGAATAAATATCTTTTTCAGAATTATAAAGTATTTAGAATTATAAGAGTACTTTATGACAAGAAATAAAATCCTATCCGCGAGAATATCTCCCCAACCGATAACAGAAGACTTATTTTCCTTCCATTGTTTCCTTGAGGACTCACTCACTTATTTCAATATATATCTGTCAACCGACTTCGAAACAATTTTTGGCAAGATAGACCAGACTAATTATATACCTAATGTATATTTCAAAATAAGCAAGAATCAATTAACTCGTTTAGCACAGAATTTTTCTGAAGATGAACAGATGCGTTATGCCGAATTACTTTCAGAGTATAGAAAGAATAGACGCAACGCATATTATCGGCACTACAATAAAGTCAACATTAAAAACAGGAAAGCATATAACAGAAAGTGGTACATGAAAAACACGGATCGCATGAGAGAGTATGCAAAAAAATATTATCATAATTATTATCACACCGTGATTAAGAAAAAAGGAAAACAATAAAACAAAATATGCAAGAGACAAGACAAGACTACTTTGATCGAATCCAAAATGAAGAAAGGCATTTGATTAATAATTTATTCAATAACTATGATTTCAATCACTCTTTATTTTTAACGACAAATCCAAATGAAAATTCAGCCTTTGATTTATACTTTATTAGTGCCGAGACAAAAAACGTTTTTGGTGAATATAAAAGACGAAATATACTTTCAACAAAGTATTTTAATACCTTCATCGAAAGAATAAAATTTGAAACGTTGTATAGAGCATACAAAGCCGGTAACTATACTTTATTTATACTTGAATACGATGACTACTACTTCATATTTGATCTTCAATACCAGTTCTTCTTATACGAGAATATGCCAAATCAATTATTCTATACTGTAATTGCTGCTACAGCAGATATGTACAATTATTCAAAGGCGAGCAAAGAAAAAGAAATACGTTCGTTAGAACTTTATGAGGCAGTATTTATAATCAACAAAACTAATTTTAAAAGAATAACTTACAAAGAATACCTAGATGGAACACGACAAGTCAAAACTCCTTGATCAGATCAAGCAAACCAAAGAACGAGTTAACTGTAGAAAAGCGATAACACTATACAGAATAAATAATATCTTATTCAGACTTGACCCAAATGAAAAAAGCATGGTGGATAAAAAAAGAAAATAAACCTGTTGATCCCTTCAGTCAGCGGGCGAAGTTTCAACGATTTTATCAATCGGAAAAGTGGAAACGACTGCGATCTTACATACTTCAACGTGGTATCTGTACAAGATGTGAAAGCATGGGTATTACTACTGCTGGCACCGAAGTGAATCACATTATACCGCTACAAGAAAATTATGCATTACGACTTGACCCAGATAACCTCGAATTACTTTGTAAGTCATGCCACAGTAAAGTAACTGCTGAAGAAAAAAAGGCAAAGAAGCAAAGGGATATTGAAGGGTATATAGATTTCTTACTAATGTTTTAGATTATTTGCGTTTAAAGCTCTCACCAATTTTAGCATTAAGTAACTCTACATAACGCTCTCGATATTCATCTAATGTTTCGGGTGATAAAGATTTTTTTCGCAATTCCCTTTTTAGAATTTTTAAGTTCTCATACAGTAAATCTATCCTTTTCATCATCTGTGCTTGTGTCATTTTCTTTTTCATAAGCTGCTTTGTTTTGCCTAAAGGTAATTTTTTCCGTCAACGGGGGGAAATAAATTTTAAAATATTGTTTTCCAGCCAAATCACCGCCCCAACGTCTCCGCAACATACGAGTCAAAATTTTTCATAGTGGACGGGTATTTTACCCCTACCCCATTCTTTTTTAGTACTGGTCAGTATTTATAAACATGGCAAAGAAAAAAGAAATACAAAAAGCGGTTAAAGATTATACATCGCTGAAAAATTCAATCATAGAATTATTGAAGGAAAAGAAACTATTTGAAAATACAGACCTCACATTGTTGGATGAATTAGAATACCAAATGCTTTTAATGGACGAGGCTAAAGAAGACATTAAAACAAGAGGTATTCAAATAAACGTTCGTGCTGATGGTGACCCATTTTACCAATTAAATCAATCAGTATCTGTTGTACATAAATGCACACGCAACGTACAAAGTATATATCGACAGTTGGCTATCGCTCCACAAGATCGCGCAAAGTTGAAGATGAATACTGATGAAGACCCATTGTCTGATTTCAACAAGCTAATGGCAGGTTAGCATAAATCCCATATAAGTGCTATTGCGCTAACTATAAGAGCCGATATACTAATTCGGTTTGCCCATAAAGCATTTCTTTTTGCTTCATAAGAATCTTCCAATTCACGAATGAATCGAAAACCAGTATAGGAAATCCTGTAAATAGGTACAGTAAAATCTTCATCTTCTACAATCAAAGTATCGGAAGTCAACCATCTTAATACAGTAGCAAGATAAGTCGCATCCCCTTTAAATTGGTCTTGCAAATGCGTTAAATCAAATCGCTTATCTGGCTGATTGTACATATATTGTAGTATGCGCCCATAAAGATGTTCTGGTTTAAATAAATCCTTCATAGCATTATATATTTTGACATTAATTTAAAACTACTAAAAAAATTAATACCTAAGTCAAAGTATTTATCTCTGATGCCATCAGAGGAATACATAAAAATTCACATAAAAAAACTCCAAGACTATATTTACAGCGTTACCGGTGGTACTGCTATAGTGGGCATATATGAACGAAAATCAGTTGAAAGATTTATCCATTTTCGTGAAAAATACGAATACCGTGAGAGCGAACTAAAGCGGATTCTGAAGTTTTTTTCGCTTATAAATATACCTTTCAAGAATGAAACAAAACAAATTCAATTAGCTCCGTGGCAAGTATTTCTTGTAGCTTCCTGTTATTGCCTTTACTATCCGAACACGGATGAAAGGGTGACAAAAGAAGCGGTTATTTCATCAGCTGGAAAGCAAGGGAAAAGTACATTAATCGTTACCCTTGCCTTATTGGAAGTGCTGGCAGATCAGGAATTAAACGCAACAGTTGCAATTATATCTCCTACAACTAAGCAATCGAAGTTGATTTTAGATTATTCAAAGCAGATAATAGAATCATCACCAGCTATTACGAAGTTATTCAATATTACACATTCGACCGTTTACAATAAACAACCCAAGAGTACCAACAGTATATTAGTGCTGACAAACGAAACAGAAAAAATTCAAGGTACCAACCTGAGTGCTTCGATTCTGGATGAAATATTCCTGTACCAAGACCTTGATATTAGATACGTAGCTAAACGGAAATCAGGAGCAAGGAAAAACCCAATTCAATTTTCTATTGGTACAGTGTCCTCTAAGGATATGAAAGGTTATGAAGACCTTTATCAACCATGCATTAAAATATTAAATGGAGACATTGATGATGATGAAATGTTCATTTACCTATTCCAACAGGACGATAAAAAAGAGCTATCACAACCAGAACTATGGAGAAAATCGAATCCATCAATAGAGTTGATGGGAAATATTGAAGACCTCAAGAAAGAGTACAACAAGACAAAGATATACCCCTCAAACCTTGAAACCTTCAAAACAGAAACTTTAAACTATTGGCGGGAAGCTGGTCTTGAAGCACCTTTTATCGACAACGAAGTACTTAATAATAGTATGTGCGATAATCACCTTGTACCATCAGGTAGTAAATGTTGGGTAGGTGTTGACCTCTCATCTAATGTTGACCTAACGTCTATCGCATTACTTGCGGAAGTTGATGAAAAATTTTACACGAAGACAATCAATATAATGCCGAATTGTGAAAGGAATTTCATTAAGGGAAATGAGATTGATTTAAACAGGCTGTTTGTCAAAGACCTTCAAGACTTCATCGACCACGACTATAATTATTCTGCATCAACTGAATGCGTTATACGTTGTCAGACTCCTGTACTTGACGAATCGTTAGTTGAAGAAATCTTAATTGATCTTTCGAATAAATACAAGGTACAAGGAGTGTATTATGATCGCTACAACAGCAAACAGATAATGCACCGACTCGAAGCAAAAGGTCTTAATTGTGTACCAATTGCTCAGAATATCGGAACCCTTTCGCAGCCTTTAAAATATCTTGAAAGAAAGATCATTTCAGGGGAATACTTTATTGAAAAGAATCTCTGTACGAAATGGCAAGCAGGGAATATAAATCTATATACCTCCTTTAAAAACGACATTCAATTGCAGAAGAATAAGAAAGGTCATTCTATCGATGCATGGATAGCACAAAATATAGCGATGGCAGGGTACTGGTTGGATAATTTTGATAAGATGAACGCTCTTTTAGACAATTGGTAATATCATAAGTATTTATTAACACGGGAGAAAATAGCACCCGTTTTTTGTTAATGAATATCTTTCAAAGAATATTTCCAGCAGTTAATGACGTAAAAAGCATAGTCGTTCCTGACAGAAACGAGTACCTAAAGAATAAGCAATTACAAGCGTTCAATCAAGTTGGTAATTTCGACTTAAATAAGGCAGAATTAATCAGTACTGTCTATACCTGTATTTCGATTCTTGCATCCAATATTAGCAGGCTACCGGTTGTTATCTATAACGAAAATGGGAACAACAAGACAATTAACAAGCAACATTATTACTATCCTACTTTACGTTATCAACCACAATCAATATATAGCTATCAAAATTGGATTTCTTTGGTTGTTTCACAACTATACTTCACCGGTAATGCTTATGCCATTATCAACGGAAAGGAATTGATGTTGGTTAATCCTGATGATGTAAGCATAAGCATAGTAGGTGGAAATATGTGGTATTTGATTGAAGACTTTGAAAAACCTTTTAGAAGTACAGAGATTCTGCATTTCAAACTACTAAGTAAGGATGGCATTTATGGATTAAATCCTATACAAAGCTTAAAAAGTGAAATCAATCTTCAGTACAAAAGCGAAAAGACTACCGATACTTTATTCACTAATAATACATTTTCAACCAAATATTTTGAAGTCGATTTTGAAACAGCACTTTCGACAACAAAAGTAAAGAAGGACGAATACCTTGAAAAAATTCAAAGTGAAATAGCGGGGTACAGTAATGCAGGACAAGTACTGGTCGTACCTCCAATGTATAAATTACGCGAATTGAAAATTAATCCAAGCGATCTAAATTTCTTGGAGATTGCCGGATATACTGAATCTTCAATTGCTGCTTTGTTTGGTATACCTACATTCTTGCTAGGGAAGTCCAACAGTAATTACACGAACTTCGAACAACAACAATTGAACTTCAGAAATCAAGTCCTTGGTGGCCTCGCGAATATTATACGTTGCGAACTTGAATCTAAGTTACTTTCAATAGACGAGCGAGTAAACGGTATAACTATAGAATTTGATTTTAAACCACTTATGGATACCGATTTAATGACAAAGGCAAACGTTGCTAAAACTCTTAACAATATGGGTGCTTTGTCTCCGAATGAAGTTCGCAAAGAATTTAATCTGGAAAGAATAGATCAACCTGAAATGGACATGTATTATGCCCAAGTACAATATCAACCATTAGGCACTCCTGTAAATAATAATTTTAACACAACATCAAATAATAATGATACTCAAATCAATTAAAGAGAAACGTACAATCTCATTACGCGACCAAAAAATAAATGTACGTGCTATCACCGGTGATACCGGACAAAGATATATAGAAGGATATGCAGCTACTTTCAATAACGAATCGAAATTACTCGTTGAATATCACAATGGCAGAATGATCGAATTTACTGAAATAATTCAACCCGGTGCTTTTGATACAGTTCTTGCCGACCCGAATCTGAATGTAATACACACTATCGACCACGATAGAAGTAAAATGTTAGCTCGTACAACAAGCGGTACACTTCAATTGTCGGTTGATGACTATGGTTTAAAATACCGATTCGAAGTACCTAATACCACAATAGGAAACGACCTTTATGAAATGGTTAGTCGTGGTGACTATTACGAATCCTCATTCGTATTCACATTAGACGAGACCGGTGAAGTTTGGACAAAACGTCCTGATGGAACTATACTCAGAACTATAGTAGCTATAACCGGCCTCCATGACACTTCAAATGTAGTTGATGGCGCGTATGCAAAAACTGTGAGCATAGCCCGTAATCTATCTGACTTGATTGAATCAGAAGAACTCAAAGAAGAAAACAGAGAGGCTGAAAAAGAAAAGATAAACAACGAAATTTTTCTTTTGGAAAATGAAATTTCAATCAACGAGTAAGTATTTATGATAAAATAATTTTAGCCGGTTATGCACTTTCGGCAAAACAAAAAGTAGCAAACAAAATGAAGTGATTAAAAACTTAATAGAAAAACGCGCTAAGGCTCTTAATGATTTAAAGGAGTTGAACGCTAAAGAAACAATAGGTGCAGAAGAAAGATCAAAAATCGATGCACTTAAAAAAGAAGTCGCTGACTTCAATACAAGAATTTCCGACTTGCAATTTCAAGATGAGCAAGAAAGACAAGAAGCGAAGCAGGCTTTCAATAAAAACGAAAAGAAAGACGTTAACCTTGTAACCGAATTCCGTTCATTCCTTTCAGGAGAGAAAGCGGGCGAAAAATTTGTAATTCCGTTTGATGAATTAAATAAACGTTCTACGGTAACAACCAGCTCAAATTCGCAATTCAAATTTACTGACCAAAATGCAGGACTTTCAATTAATGATTCTGATTTGGTATTACCTTCATTAGGAGTAAAAACTTGGTACTTTGAATCTGGTGCAATTGATTTCCCTTCGATATCTCAGATCGTTGGTACTTTCGGTACAGAAGATAATAGCGTTTCTGACCAGGCTTTAACATCTGCAAAGAAAACCTTGACACCTACTTTTGTAAGTGCTTCAATAGAAGTATCAAAAGTTTTCTTGAATTCTAGCAAGCCTGAAAACATTCAGAATTTGATGGATGAATTGAAATATGCTGTTGATAAAGCTCTTGAAAAAAGAACTATCGACACATTTAGTACTCTTACTGCAATCGCATCTGGTGCAACTGGTGTAACAACTACATTCCACAACGCAACAATTCAAATGGAAGCTGCTTTAGTCGGTGCTCCTTCAGGATATATATTCTCTAGTTCTGGTACTGCTAGAGCAAAGAATAGCAAGAAAGACTCAGGTAGTGGTGAATTTGTTTGGAAGGATGGTATGGTAAACGGCTATGCTGCCAAACGTTCAACACTCCAATCTAATGCCAACCACGGTTATTTAATTACTGCCGGTGCGGTTGCTCAAGCATATTGGTCCACTGGTGTTTCAATTCAAATGATTACCGATGCAACATTAGCAAGAAAGGGCAACGTATTGCTTATCGCTTCAGCAATGGCAGACGGTAGCTATCTTGACGCTAACAAAATAGCAGTTATTAAAAACGTTAACTTATTGACATAATTTTTTGGTTTATTTTTTTTCTTTTTTGAAGGTCGGTAGTAATACCGGCCTTTTTTCTTGCTATCAACTGTATTTATATGTGTAAGTAAAGTTAACGATGTATATATCTAAAATAAAAACATATACCAATCTCATCCCTCTAACGGAGGTAAAGCAAGATTTAAAGATTCACGAAAGCGACGATAGCTCAAATGCTGAAATATCACGATTGACTAAGGTTGCCTTGCTGGAAGCAGAAAAATATACTTCGATGGATATTGCGCCCACTATTAATACATTAACTGACTATTGCGTATACGGTTGTTGGTATGAATTACCGGAACCAAATGTAACAATACTTGGTATATCTGCCTTTACAGAGACAAATGTGATGACAATCGTTACTGGTTATTCTCAATATCTGTTCAACAATTTTACCCGTTTGAAATTCAATCCATCGATTAATGCACACAGATTAGTTATCAACTATAGTGCAGGTTATGCAACGTTGCCTGATGACATTAAGCATGCAATCAAATTGAAAATTGGAGAATACTTTGATGTTGAAAAGAACGGATATATACCAAACACTTTAATTAAATCACGCGCATTTGAAAGACTGCTTTCACCTTACATACTAATAGCTTAACGAATGAAAAAGATTATAAAAAATTATAAAAGTACTATTCTAGGTTTAGTGTTTATCCTCGTTGGTATCTACTTATTAGTTCAATCAATCACATTTGACTACTGGATAATTGGAGGTCTTATTGTCGGTGGGTTAATGTTGATATATAGCGGTGACAATTTCATAGAGAGATTAGAACAAATAGTATTTGGCAAGGTACTATTCAAGGATAAGGAGGGCGAACAGTAATGAAAAGTATAATATCAATTATTGTAATGAGTTTTGAAAAAGAATTTACAAAAATTCACAACGCTATTGGTTGGCTTATTACATCATCAATTTGGCTAACTACAAACATCGAAAAGATTAACAATATATTAACCGCTTTCCTAACACTTTGCTCTATCGTATGGGTGGTACTAAAAATCATCTTAGCAATCAAAAACAAAAAAAATGATTCAAACGAATAAACTCACCGAATTGATCAAGGCAAAGGAGCTGTATACAGTAAGTGCAACGACTTATGGCGAAGCTATTGAAACGTACAAGACTATCGCTACTTTATACGCTTCAATAACCACACAAAGGGGTAATACATCATTTAATAATTTACCGGGCAACGTATATAGCGATTCAATTTCATTCTATATGAGATATTTCCCTGCGTGTAAAAAAGGCATTCGTATCGAATACAATTGTCAAGACTATGAAATAAGTAATTTCACACACATTCAACGCAATCAAGCTACCGTTATTGATTGTATCGCTGTTAAATAACTATGGGAAATCAAATAAAATTCGAAATACTAGGCATCAAAGAGGTGCAAAAAATGCTTGCTGATATTCCAAAAGAATTTACAGATAAGATTCAATTTGATTTGAATAAGGCAGCAGGGAAAATAGTTCAAAAAGAACTACAACAATCCGTACCTGTTGGAAACAACGACAAGTCTTCAAAGAATAAGGCAGAGAATAATACTATTGTAACGAAATCAGAAAGTAAATCCGGTGTTTATGTGGGTTTCAATAAACGTGCTTGGTATGTAAAACTTATTGAGAGAGGTACTAAAGTTCGCCATACCAAAGGAAAGGGTAAGTATAAGAAGAAAGCTAATAGAGGTACTATAAACAGAAAACCTTTTATTGAAGCTGCTTACGACCGTGCAGTACCAAAAGCAGTAAAGTACCTATCTGATAACTATTTGAAATTGTTAAATAAGGCAATCCGCAAACAAGTACGCAAAGTGATTAACGCAACGAAGAAATAAATCTTTCAATCATTTAATAACTCATACAATGTTTTAAATCCTTTACTCTTGTCGGGTACCAGTTCCCATTGATTCTTAGGATCACAAAGAAAAGTTAATGTTGAATTTTTTATTGGATTAACCGAATAGCAATCATCACCATAAAATTCAATTACCTCCAGGATTTGAGTATGGTCACATTTTTTTTGAATCCGATCACCAATTGAAAATATCAAAATTTCTAAGTTTTAGATTGTATTTATAATTAATGAATAAGATACTTCAAGATACTATTTATTCCTCTCTAAAAGAAGCCCTGTTCGGGACAACGGTGGATGTATACTTTCTTTACCTTCCTAACGAAGAACTTTTGAAACGAGTAACGTGCGTGTACGAGATAAACAACACAGACAATCTAAACACTTTTGATAGTAAAGAAGCAATTAAGGCATATACTTTACGCATAAAATTGAACGCTCCAACCAGCAAAGATTTTTCCGACTATTCCGACCGAATTAAATCTAAAATGTACACGGTTGGGAACATGGTAACGCTTATTGACGAAGAACTATTTTTCGATAGCGAATTGAATATTTTCACAGAGTACCTGCAATTCGAGGTTAAGTAAGTATTTATAACTACAAATAATATTATTTAAAACAATTTTTAAATTAAATGCAATCAAGCGATGTTAGATATTTCGAATCAGGGTTTCTTGTTATCACTACCGGTACATCTGGTAACGTATTACTTGGCCTCACAGATATATCACTAACCTACTCGGTGGAGACTGAAGAACTTTTAGTTTTCGACAACAACTTTTCAAAATTAATCGCTCCAACCTTTAAAAGTTGGACTGCTTCGGCTGGTGGTGTATTTACCAGATTATCCGGTGATACAACTCACCCACAATCAGGAGAGACACGCGTTACCGGTGGTTACGGTGGTGATCAATTACTAGAGCTGATAAAGCAACGTAAGACAGATTTGAAGGCAATCTTCAAATTAGCTACTGGCATATACCAGACTGGTAACTGTTTATTGACTTCTTATGAAGTAACTTCAAGTGCAGGTCAACCGCTGACGTTCACCTTAGAGATTACGGGGACGAGTGACCTTACAAAATCAACCACCTAACACTTACGTATAGATGGTGATAAAAATGGCAAGTAAAAATCATCTTAAAAATTTAAAGAATTGGGGCGAAAACGGTAGTTAACTTGCCATTTATATCCGTATCGCTCTGGTTCTTTTTTTATTTATAGAACATGAACTACATAAAATACAATAATCAAGAATTGCCGATTGCAGTTGACTTTGCAGTTATTAAAAATACATCTGCAAAATTAAAAATAAACCTTCAAGAATTTGAACAGGCAATTAACGACATGGAAAAAACAGAGGTTATTGCTTTTGAAGCTTTGAAACGCGGTCACAAATTGGATGGCAAGGAGTTTAGAATTACAGAATCAGACGTTGAAGATATACTTTCACAAGAATCTAATTACGCTGATTTCCTCAACATCTTTAGTCAATCAGTATTGAAGATGTTTACCCCTTCAAAAAAAAATTAAATAGTAATCAACCTACGCTAACACCTGAAGAAAGGGAGATAATATATAGTTATGATTATCTCCTTTCGTTGTTTGTTAATTTTTTCAACTACAGTGTTGAACAATTCGATTTATTAACACCTGTACAAGCAAGCCTTATACTTGATCAACGAGAAAGTATACAGCAAGATCATTATAGATTTCTCCAAAACGAGTTTAGGTTAAACAACTATTTCACCGTAGTAACAACGCAAGGGAGTAAGCAAATAAAGAAACCAGCTGATTTATATAAGTTTCCAGAGGAAGAAACGAGAAAGGAAACAAGTATACCTTCAATAGATAAACAAGATGATAAGTTTTTAAGAGAATTATTGAACATGAACTAAGTATTTATAGTAACGAGGAACTATAAATACGCATGGCAAAAGGCAATCAGATTTTACAGACTTTACTTTTTAATATTGAAAGCAATACAGCCGATCTCAAGAAAGGACTTTCAGAAGCACAAAATCAAATTTCAACGTTTGGAAAGGGAATTTCTAAAATAGGTGATTATATAAAAGGAGCCTTTGCAGCTACTGCAATTATCGGTGCCGCCAAAGAAGTATTCGCATTCTCTCAAGAAATCGGTAAAGCAACAGAAGCTGTTAAATCACTTACCGGATATGTTGGTAAAGACCTTGTTAACGCTACAGCAAAAGCAAAAAGCATATCTGATACTTTCGACATTCCCTTTGAAAAACTATTGGAGAGCGCACGTGCCGTATCAAAAGAGTTAGGTATATCTGTACCGGATGCACTTGATAAAATTCGTGATGGTTTCGCTCTTACTGGTAGCGAAGAATTTTTAGATATACTCAAAGAATATCCCTCGCAGTTTGCGAGTATGGGTGCAAGTGCTGATGACTTTTTCAAAATAGCAACTCAATCAATTAGTGAGGGCATTTATAGCGACAAAGGCCCGGACGCCATAAAAGAATTTGGATTAAGAATTAGAGAATTAACCCCAGCAACACAAGACGCTTTACAGGCAATTGGTCTTTCAGGTAAAGACATACAAAAACAAATAGCTGATGGTACTTTATCTACCTATAGTGCCCTGCAGTTGGTGAGTAAAAGACTTTCAAAATTTTCTGATGATAGTCAGGAGGTGGGCATGGTACTTGCTGATGTATTCGGTGGTGCCGGTGAGGATGCAGGTATCAGATTTATCAAAATGTTAGGTGATGCATCAGTCAAATTTACTGACTTAGTAAAAGGTGCAAATGATTCACAGCAAGCACAAATACGACTTGCACAAGCAAATGAAGAATTAAACAAAACATGGGTTGAAATGTTTGGAGAAAGTTCAACAACTTTCAATAATATCAAGGCAAATGCACTTGAAATTGCTGCTAAATCTTTGGTCGCAATAAAGAAAGCGGTTGTTGATGTTATCAATTACTTTATCGATCTCTATAACAATTCTCTTTTATTTAGGGCAATAATCCAAAATTTAATTTTTCAATTTAAAACCTTGTGGGAAGCAGTAAAGCTAGTTGGCTCTTTGTTACTAAATACCTTCAGTAATGCAGGTAAATTAATAACCGCAATATTTACAGGAAACTTCAGCGAGATACCCAAAATATATGCCGATGCAGTAAAGCAAGTTGTTGACGAAACAAAGGTCTTTGCAACGAATGTGGGATCAAATTTCAAAGATGCTGTTCAAGGTGTATTGACTCAAGAAAAGATTCAATTGATTACTGAAGACGAAGCAACAAGTCAAGGTCAAGCAGTTGGTAAATCATTCCAAAAAGGTATAACAAATGCCACAAAAACGTTTACTGCTGATACAAGCAAGACAGCTGCGAAGGATAATACAAGTGCTCTTAATCAACAGACAGGTATAAATATACCCATCAAGATAGACACAAGTCAGGTATCAAAGGATGTTGCAAAGCTTGATGAACAATCAAAAAATCTAAAAATAACTTGGGAGACCTTGGGCGATCAAATTGACGAAACTTTAAACACTACTTTCGTCAACGCGATAGATGGTGCAACCGAATCTCTAAGCAATTTAATTTCTGGTCAAGAAACAGATTTCAAAAGTCTTGTTGGCAGTGTATTACAAGGTTTAAATAAAATAATTCAAGGTCTCTTTGCACAGGCTGTGGCTGGTCTCATAGCAGGTGAAAGTACTCGCGGTGTGTTGGGCTTAGCCATCGCGGCCGTGGGAATAGGTGCCCTTACTGCTATGTGGCAATCTAATGTACCAAAATTCGCTAATGGTGGTATCACTTCCGGTGGTCTTGCTATGGTAGGTGAAAGAGGTAGAGAGCTAATTAATTTACCATCAGGAACACAAGTAAATTCAAATTTTAAAACCGAAAAGATGTTGGGAAATATGCAACCACAAGCGATACAAGTATATGGTATGCTACGTGGTGAAGATATATACTTCAGCAATCAGGAGGTAATAAGACGTAGAGGAAAATCTATATAAGAAAATGGCATACAACACAAAATATTATTCAAGAATCAGGAATCTTGATGACAAGAAATTTACCATCTATTTAAAACAAGATGGTTACGGGGGTTCGGCAACAGAGATTGAAAAATATCCGATCAACCCATTGTCGTTAACATATAGAGCAAGTAGTAAAGAAGATGATTTATGCATACATGGAAGTGAGGTTAATTTTACGTTCTATTCGGATGAAGGAGACAACTTCGATGATCTATTTGAAAGCGAGATACGAGACTGGCAAGTTGTGCTGACAGAGCAAAAGCCCTCATTAATTAACACCCCAATAGATTTACAGACATTTACCAATACAAGCAGCGGGGCTAATTGGGCAAATGATGGTACAGATAACATAAAAGTAGATTTGACATCATTTCTCGGTGCTCCAGCAACGTCAAAACGTGCAACATATCCGCTCTATTTACAGTCAGGCGATACGGTAAATATTCAATTTGCAGGAAATTATACCGATAGTGCATTTGCTACAGCAACCGTACAATATCAAATAGGACTGTTAAATAGTGGGTTAACAACTATCATTAACAGTAAAACAATTACAATCGTTGAACCAACGACAACGGTTAGTACTGGTATAACTTTGACAGCGACAACGCAAGCAGCATACTATATATTTATTCATGCCCTGTTAGATTATCCGGGTACAAGTACAGGGAGTGCCACCATCAGAGCGACATTACTACAACCAAGTGTTCAAAATTTTCAAGAAACAAATTACTGGACGGGTTGGCTACAACCGGATTCACTTACACGTAAGTTTGTAAATCCCGCCTATTTCATCAATATAAACGCAACTGATGGTCTAGCAGAATTGAAGGATATAACATATCCGGCTGATGCAATTACAGGCACTACAGGGAGCACAACTGTTCCACAAATTAATATAATCAAAACAATATTGAATCAAACCGGTATACCATTGTCTATAAACTCTCAATTAAACTACCGTACTAATACAATTACCGGTAGTGATAGTTTGCTTTCCGGCGTATATGCCAACCAAAACCGATTTGTTAAAAATCAACGTAATGGGAAAACAACTTATCTGTCATGTTATGATGCACTTAGTTATATACTTGAATCATATAACGCGCGAATAAGCCAAGTAAATAACACTTGGAGCATTATACAAAAAAACGAAATCAATTCACCGTTAACAACATTCAATTGGAGTAATCTATCATACAGTCGTACAGATAATGACAGAACCGTTAACATAGATAGCTATAAAAGCAAATTCGATAGCGATGAACTTTCAAAAGTAAGACCAATAAAACAGATTAATCTAACGTTTTATAATGCCAACATTGGGGAAAACGTATTGCCAAACGGATACTTTACAACAGGTATTACAGGTTGGAACAATCCGGGATACATGAGTGCCGTGTACAAGACATTTGCTTGGTCATCTGGTAACACATCGTTATATACGCAAATAGATACTAGCTATAGTTATAATCCAAGTTATGGTCGTTATGTAGCTACCACAGATGATTTTACTTTAGAGGCACTTTCAACCGGTAGTTCATTAAATGTATCGTTTGACTTCAATCTTGCTTCATTTACACACACAAATCCAAGTTGGTTGGGACAACGTTACGTATGGGTTGATTTGATGAGTGGAAGTACAATAATTGCAAGTAGTTCAAGTCTGGCAAACAAATATTATTACACTGCCGAAAGCCAATTTACATACACTACAAGTCTCCCGTTTTCAGTTACAGGTAACTATCACCTTCAATTTACAGTTGGCATAGAAAATAATGGATGGCAAACAGCAAACATCTATTGGGACAATGTTGTAGCAGTACAGGAGTACCCCGTTACGATTACCTATGACAAGTATTACGAAGCAGTAGCAGCCGGTCAGCAATTTGGTATACAGCAAGTAGACAAAGAAATTTTCTTTGCTGATGGAATTCAAAATAATGATGTTGGGAATTTAAAGTATAATCCAACAGGCCTAACTACTACATGGTCTAATCACGACAATAGTGTTTTAGATAAGAGTTTTCAATTTCTATACTGCTATGAAAAACTGAAATCATCACGATTTTTCAAGAACTATTTACGAATTACTGTTAAAGCGGATACCGACATTAACTTCAACAGTGTGATAGAATACAATAGTAAAAACTATATGATTTCGGGATACAGTTATGCAATTCAAACAAGAGACTTATCCCTCGAATTAATTGAAATATTGGATAGTGATTTCACGATGAATTTTTCACAGAAAACTTTGCTATCCGTAGACGGAGAGGTTGATTAAACATTATTACTTACTAAGTATTTATAGCTATGGATATACGTTTAATTGAAAAAATACAAGACTACAAAGCAGAACCCAACGACATAATGAAATTAGTTCCGCTTGTTTATAAATTAAAGAACGGTAACAAACACGAGATCGGGTTAATTGCACAGGAGTTGCAGAAGCATATTCCATTGACTGTTAGTACAGGTGCAAACGGAATACTTAATATTGACTATGAGCAATTGACGGTTGTATTGCTATCTTACATTCAGCAAATGGATAATCGTTTGGCCGCACTTGAAAATAACTTCAAACAAAGTACATCAAAGAAAAATGCAAAACTATAACGTTTCAAAAACTGCTGATTTGCCTTTATCAATTAAGAGAGGTGATACATTCTATCTCAATTTTGTTGTTAAAATGAATGATGTTGCAATTGATCTATCAGCATACACATTCGCTAAAATGCAAGCAAGGGAAAGCGAATATAGTAACGCTGTATTGACATATAGCTCAAGCGGTGGTACTATAGATATATCCCATTTGGATGCTGGTCAAGTCATAATTACTGGTGATACTGACAGTGTTGAAGCTGGACAGTACTACTATGATATTCAATTGTCTAATGATGGCTTTATTGAAACAATAGTCACCGGTACGTTGGTCGTTGCTTACGATTACACTAGATAACTTTTATTTTCTTATTCACATATATAAATGATAGTCTTAGATGAAAGTGGTTATAATAAATATACAATAGATATTTTGGGTACAGGTGATACGGCAACAGCTAGTACCGCCCAATCAATTTTAGCAATTCAAAACATTGGAAGTGGAGTAGGTGTATATAGTGGTCGTACCGGCAATACTGCACTTTTGAAATCAATCGTTGCAGGTGATAATATCAACATAGTCAGTACGGGTAATACCGTTGTGATTTCCTCAAGCGGTGGTACTTCAAATATTACTGCGAATAATGGTTTAACTAAAGTAGGTAATGACATTACGTTGGGTGGTAATCTTACTGGCAATACAACTATCGATGTTGATGGCAATAATCTTTTTTTCAACCTATCCGGCACCAGTGGAAGTATAAAACTTGAAAATACTTTTGATTTATTTGGTGCAGGTAATGAAGTAACGAGCGCCATAGAACTAAACGGTCAAACTTTGCTATTGAGTATTGATGATAAACAAAATAGCAAGTATGCAGAAGTTAGGGCAGACAATCGAATAAATTTATATAGCGAAGATATTAACACAAGTGAAAACGTATCGATAAATATCGACCACACTAATTTCGTTATCGAAGATAACAGGGTAACACCTGCAGGTATTCAATATGCAGGTAATTTTTCTGATGGTTTTCTTAAATACTCTTTGGTTGATAAAAATTATGTAACTGGCATAACTAGCACCGTTTTGACTGGACTTACAGCCAACAACGGAGTAAGAAGAACAGGTAATAATTTCAGGTTAGGAGGTAAATTAACAGGGTCAACTACTATAGGTCTTACAGCTAACAACTTAATATTTACTGGGACAACTGGAACACTTCGTTATGGTGGTGATTACTCAAACAATTTCACCAAATATAGTATTGTTGATAAAAATTACGTATCAGGATTTACCAAATATATAATCTCAAATGCAACTAGCTATACAATTAGTAACAACGATAAGAATACCAGTATATACTTTACAAATGCTGGTACTATTACTGTGTATATACCAGATAATGTTGATAGTGGATTAACTTTCACGATTATTCGCGGTTCAGGTGCAGGTATAGTTAATCATATACCAACAGGTACTAGTGTATTTAATACAATTAATAATGCAACAGACATTCAAGTTGAAAATGGTGCAGCTACATGGCAATATATTGGTAACAGTAACTGGTATGGATTTGGTGCATTAGGAGCTAGTAGTACTGGTTCTACAGTAACTGCAAATAATGGTTTAACTAAAGTAGGTGATAATATAAGATTAGGTGGAACATTAACGGGTAGTACAACTATAGAAGGTGGTAATGCTAGTGGTTTATTTTTAGTCAATTTTGATTCTTTTAATATTACTACTACTGGTGCGAGTTTATATATTGGTAATGGTTTTACTGAAAACATTAGTACTAACGAGGGACTACTTAATCTTGTTGCAGGTGATGGTGTAACAATAACTAGTACAAATGGGGCTGGTTCAAGTTGGGTTGTAGCACCTCAAGGTGCTATTTCTGGAGGTGAAAGTTTATTGATTGAATATCCAGATATAAACATATCAGCAGATAATTTTTGTAAAATTGGAAATCAGACCAATAACAACGCTATTCATCAATCAATATCAGGAACTAATATCACAGTATTTACTGGTTCAAGCAGCACATTTAGCATTAAAAATGGATTGAATACAATATTTACCATCAATCAATCTGGTGGTACGTCTTTAAATCTTGGAAGTGATGCAACTAATGATATTTTTTATAGAAAAAGTAATGGTAATCTAGGTAGACTTGCTGCTGGTACAGGTGATACTGTGATGATGTTAAATAGTGCAGGTACATCATTACAATATTCAAAAGTAGGAACAAATAATATTGCCAATAATGCCGTTACCTATGGTAAGATGCAAAATGCTGCTGGTGGTACACGTATCCTTGGTCGTGCTTCAAATAGTGCTGGGGCATTAGCAGAGATAGTTGCAAGCACTAACGGACATGTATTGAAACGATCTGGAAATTCGTTGGTTTTCGGTCTTGTTGAAACTGTGTCGTTTACTGTAAGCACTTTACCTAGTGCAGGTACAGCCGGGCAGATGATTTATGTTAGTAATGAATCTGGTGGTGCAGTAATAGCATTTTCAGATGGAACCAATTGGAGACGTGTAACTGATAGAGCAATTGTGTCATAATCATCGGAATCGCAGAAATAAAAAAGACTGACCGAAAAAATCAGCCAGTCTTCATTTTTTATTGGGCAATATAATTATCTAATTAGAGATATGGTCGTATCCTAAAATATAGATATATGATGCAACCAAGTGCTATAGCTATCGCCACGATGGCGATGATCAAGGTGTTTCTAAAATCCTTATCCATATTTGATTCTTATTTTATAAGGTACAAGACCAATTTTCCGAAAGCATAGATCGCCGATATAAACAGCGTAGTAACAGCCAGCACTATAACGATCATCTTTATTTCTTGTCTTTTCATAATGATTGATTATAGTGGTTGATAAAAAGACACATATACATCATATATTTCACCAATACCTTCAACCTGAAAGCCTATAGTATTGTTGGCATCAGTAACAAAAAACTCGAACGATAATAGTATTGGCTGATTACTAGACAATACATTTTGATCTAGCATGTTCAATTTACGCTTGCCTTGTTTCTGGTACATGGTGATTGTAGTACCTGTACTACCTTTTAGATTTATTCCAATACGATAATAACCCGGAGGGAAATTTGATTGAATCAATACCGTAGATTTGCCGTTTTCGGTGTGTACTACTTTACCGTTACCATAAGCAAACAGTGTCGAAGGATAGCCCAAATCAGTAAATTCCGACCACGGATAAATAGTAGAATCGCTGAACGTGCCGTTGTTGAATTGTGGTGGTGATCCAGTACGATAGCTAGTAAGGTCCAATTTGACCCCTTTTTCCTCTAAAATTTCATCCTGATAGGTGCAGGATAGGAGCAAGGCAGGGAGTAATACCCCTAGAAATACGGTTTTTTTCATAAAATTTATTGGTTTTTGATGTATTTTTAACACCACCAATAGATTTTAAACAAATGATGTTGCACTGGTGGGGGGCGGAGGTAATCCGCAGCCGGGAGAAATATCGCTGTCGTGTAACGGTGTATTGTTCCTTGACGAGCTTCCTGAATTTAAACGCAGTGTACTCGAAGTGATGCGGCAGCCGATGGAGGAAAGAAAGGTCACTATATCCCGCGCGAAGCTCTCTATTGATTATCCCGCCAATTTTATGTTGGTGGCCAGTATGAATCCT